TGCCAAAAGAAGATCCTAGTTCAATGAGTATTGAGCAATGGATGTGTGATTACACTATTGACAACAATGGCGATCTAGCAAGACTTAAAAACAATGTAGAAGTACTGATGCGTACTATCTTTAAAAATCGGGGACTAAGTCTCCCTGTTTCCAACGGATACCTTCCTTCTGCAACAGACGTTGACAGTTCGCACATATTGTCTTAAGATTAGTAGGACTGCAATTATTTAAATCACCATCTATATGAAACACATTGAACTGCTCAGTGTGTTTTGATTTAAAATTGCATTTCTCACAAAAGTCTTTTTTGACATAGCCGCGCTGCTTCCATTTAGGCACGCCGTGCCCGATGCCATTGCGCAGACAGCGTTCGCATAGTTTGCGATAATAAACTTTGTCCTCTTTTTTATAGTTTATAGCCGCAGGACGCTGGCCGCACTTGCATAATGGTCTCATATTGTATTTACCTCACCTTTTCGGTACCTTTTTCCATAGGTTATATAGGGCATTTTCTCTAGGAAGTAATAAATACACTTAGCATACATCCAATAGGAGAAATATAATGGCATTAGTATCACCAGGCGTAGAAGTCAATGTAATTGACGAATCATTCTACACTCCGGCCGCAGCCGGAACAGTACCAATGATTTTTGTTGCTTCTGCTAGTAATAAAACTAGTAGCAGCGGAGCAGGAATTGCAGCAGGTACACTGCAAGCAAACGCAGGAAAAGCATATTTAATCACTAGCCAGAGAGAGCTAGGAGAAACATTTGGCGATCCGCTATTTTATTCGGATAGTATCGGCAACATGATACATGGCGGAGAACTTAACGAATATGGTTTACAAACTGCATATTCATTACTAGGTGTTACTAATCGTGCATATGTAGTTCGTGCAGATTTAGACACAGCTAAACTAGCACCTAGCGCAACTGCTCCAGGCGGAGAGCCTGCAGATGGTGCATATTGGTTTGACACAGCAGTTACTGGCTTTGGTCTTCTTGAATGGAATTCAGCAGCAGTAACTACTGTAAACGGACAAAGTTTTACATCAATAACTCCACTAGTTATTACTGAGCCTACTGACTTAACAAACGATGTACCAAAAGGTTCAATAGGTCAAATTGGTAGCTATGCAGTTGATGCAACTACTACAACTACACAAGTGTGGTATAAGTCTGCAGGTACAGTACCGAGTGCAGGCGCTGTTACATATAATGATCCAGGCACATGGGTTAAAGTTGGTAGCACTGGGTGGTCAGCAAGTCATTCTGCGGTTCGTGCATCGATTGCAAATGCAGTTCCAGCAGACGGTGAGTCGATTACTATTAATGGTACTCCTGTAACTGTACAAGTTGGTGAAAATACTATTGCAGAATTTGCAGCTGAAATTAATAGTTCCGGAATCGCAGGTATTACTGCAACAGCAATTAACGGCGTACTTGAAATTTATTCAACAGGCGTTGATGTTGTTATTGCTAACGTAACTGGTGCTTTGTTAACTAACACTGGTATTGTTGCAGGTACATATTCTGCTCCTAGACTAGAAATTAAACCACACACTGATGTTCCAGGATACAAATCATCTGATACTTCTCCTGCTCCGACTGGTTCACTTTGGATTAAAACAACAGTGCCTAACGGTGGTGCAAACTTCCGTGTTAAGCAATACAATGGTGATACTGCACTATGGGATACAGTAAGTGCTCCGGTATTTACTTCACCAGAAGGTGCTATTCTTAATCTTGATAGAACAGGTGGCGGATCAAACTTAACCCTTGGACAAGTTTATGTAAAAGGAAACGTTGAAGAATCTACTTCACCACTAGCAAGCTATAAGATTTATTCACGTGCAGCAACAGGTGCAACTAGCATTTCGAGTGCTAAGATTGTTGCACAACTATCAGGTGTATATACATTTAGTATAGAAGAAAGCGTTGTAGGTTCTGCAACTCGCGTATCAAAAGCTATTACTACACCATCAGTGACCGGTGTTGGCGCTGCTGAAGATATTGCAAGTACAATTAACGCAGCAGGATTTACTAATATTGTTGCACTTGTTGATTCTGGCAACAGAATTGTAATTCAACATAAACTAGGTGGTGAATTCCGCATTACTGAAGGTTCGGGCTTTATGACTGATGCAGGGTTTGAAGGATTTGATCCTGATGCAAACGCTGGCGCAGGCAATGCAGCTACAGCAACAGCTAATCTTTACATTGCACCAACAGGTGATGCAACTAACGATTATGTTGCTTCAAACTGGAAACCACTTAGCTATACAGCAACAGGCACTGAGCCATTAAGCCTAACAGCAGACGGCGAAATTTGGTACAACTCAATTGTTGACGAAGTTGATATCATGTTGCATAACGGTACTGATTGGGTTGGATATCAAAGTTCAAACGGTGGTTATGTTGACACAGATCCAGCTGGACCAATTGTAAGCGCAGCTGAGCCAACAGAACAGAGCGACGGCAATCCGCTTGAAACTGGTGATTTGTGGATTAGCACAGCAGATGTCGAAAACTATCCAGCGATTTATCGTTACAACGGCACTCTTGCTGCATGGGTATTACTTGATAAAGCAGATCAAACAACTGAAAATGGTATTCTGTTTGCTGATGCAAGACAAGCAGACAATGGTGGCAGCACTTCAGTTGCACCAAGCGCAACTATTGCAGAAATGCTAACAAGTGACTACTTAGATCCAGATGCTCCAGATCCAGCACTATATCCAAAAGGTATGCTACTATGGAACCTACGTAGAAGTGGCTTTAACGTTAAGCGTTTTGATCGTAACTACATTGATGTAGCTGGTACTAACCCACGTCAAGGTGATGCATCAATGGACAGCTATTATCCACATCGTTGGGTTACTGCTTCAGGCAATAACGAAGATGGTTCAGGTACATTCGGTCGTCATGCACAACGTAAGACAGTTGTACAGGCACTACAGGCAATGGTTAACAGCAACCAAGACATCCGTGATGAAGAATCACGTCAGTTTAACCTAATTGCTTGCCCAGGTTATCCAGAACTAATCGGCGAAATGATCAGCTTAAACTACGATCGTCGTTTAACTGGATTTGTTGTCGGTGATACACCAGCAAGACTAACACCAGATGCTACATCATTAAATGAATGGGGTCAGAACGTTAGACTAGCAGTTGAAGACAACGATGACGGTTTAGTAAGCAGAGATGAATATTTCGGTATTTACTATCCATGGGGCTTTACAAGCGACAATGCAGGTAACAATGTTGTTGTACCACCGAGCCATATGGCATTACGTACTATTGTACTAAACGACCAAGTTGCATTCCCCTGGTTTGCTCCAGCTGGAACGAGACGTGGTGGAGTAACTAATGCAAGCGCAACTGGTTATGTTAGTGCAGAAGGCGAATTTGTTTCAGTGGCACTTAACACTGGACAGCGCGATACATTGTATTCAAACGCAATTAACCCGATTACATTTATTAGTGGCGCAGGTTTAGTTGTATTTGGTCAAAAAACTCGTGCAAGAAATGCAAGTGCGTTGGATCGTATTAACGTAGCACGTTTGGTTGTTTACCTACGTGGTCAGTTAGAACTACTAGCAAGACCATACTTGTTTGAACCAAATGATAAGATCACACGCGATCAAGTTAAAGCAGCAGCTGATTCACTCCTACTAGAGCTTGTTGGACTAAGAGCACTTTACGACTTCCTAGTTGTATGTGACGAGTCAAACAATACACCAAGTAGAATTGACCGCAACGAGCTATACTTAGATATTGCGATTGAGCCAGTTAAAGCAATTGAATTTATTTACATTCCATTGCGTATTAAGAACACAGGCGAAATTGCAGCACTAGGTTAATATGCGTACTTAATGGGTGGATGAAAAAAGTCCACCCATTAAAGCATAAATATTGTATAGGAGAATAGAATGCCAATCACAACATTACAAAATATTTCGATACCTACAGAGGGTGCTGGATCAAACTCATCATTATTGATGCCTAAGTTACAGTATCGCTTTAGAGTATTTTTAGACAGCTTCGGCACTACTGGTGGACCAGATGGTGTTAGAGAAATTTCAAGACAAGTAGTAGACGTAACTCGTCCAAACGTGAGTTTTGAACAGATGACTATTGACGCTTATAACTCAAGAACATATCTTGCAGGTAAGCACACATGGGAGCCAATTACACTTACATTGCGTGAAGATGCAAACAACAATGTTCAAAAGATTGTTGGTCAGCAGCTACAACGTCAGTTCGACTTCTTCGAACAGTCAAGTGCAGTATCAAGTGGTTCTTACAAGTTCCAAACTAGAATTGAAATTCTAGATGGCGGTAACGGCGCAACTGGTGCAAACGTAATTGATCGTTTCCACTTAGTAGGCTGCTACATTGAATCAGCTAACTACAACACGCTAGCTTATGCTACTAACGAAGCAGTTACTACTTCACTAACTATTCGTTATGATAACGCTATCCAATTTGGTGCAGACGAAGAATTCGTTGGTATTGGAGCACCGGTAACAAGAGCTACACAAGCAGCTACCGGCGGTACAGTAGTAACCAATTAATAGCAATTAGGTTGGTATAATGCTATTCGAAGCGAGAGCTGTTAATTCAGTTCTCGCTTTTCTTTATGTACACGGTTAATCTACAAGGATAAATATTTACATGTCGTTAAAAGATCCATATTTACAGAATGTTAATTTAGACTTGCACTTGCGAGATGCACGTCATGCTCATCAGTTGTTTAATGAGCACAATCTTGCATTGGCTCCTAAAACTAAGTTCTTGTATCATGTATTGTTTACTCCGATGCCGGAAGTAGGAAATAGTGCAAATAGCAATACATTTAAATTTCAAAAAGAAATTGGAGTGTTAGTTAAGAGTGCAGATTTACCAAGTTATAGAATTAGTGTAGAAAATAAACAACAATATAATCGTAAAAAGAATGTACAAACTCGTATAGATTATCAAGATGTTAATATTGTACTGCACGATGATAATACTGGTATCACTCGAGGAATGTTAGAAGAATATTATCGTTATTATTTTAATGATGGTAATAATCAAGCATTTAATGGTGCATATGATGCACGTGACAAATATAAAAATGGTAGCATTCCGGTATACGGAATGAATACTGGAATACGTGGGCCGTTCTTTAATAGTATAACAATATATCAACTTTCTAGAAGAAATTGGTATGCATATACTCTAGTTAACCCATTAATATCTGCATGGAATCATGGAAATGTTGACTCAAGCAGTGGCGCAGACATGAATTCAAATAGTATTACACTTGCATACGAAGCAGTTATGTATACGCATGGAATCATCGGTGATAGAGGCGAGCCTGGAGGATTTACTGATGATGCAACTAGATACGATAATGTTATGAGCCCATTGGGGTATGCAGACAAGAATATGATTGACGCTGCATATGCAAGTGCTGACCCTGCACTTGTTGACGAACGACGAAATGTAGATAATTTTGTAGTTCCTAGAATGACAAACAGTTCGAATAATTCTCCGCTAGCAGGTATATTTGGAATTTTTAATCAATTA